AAGTTAGTCAATGAACCATAGTATTCATATGCTACGTAAGGAATCATCTTTGCAGATTGCTGAGTTGTGCCACCTCCTTGACTAGCTAAATAAGCAGCAATTAAAGCATCTAGGTCTGCAAGCTTAACATAGTTTGTATCTAAGTCTAAAGTAAGAGCAGCTAAGTTAGCTTCAACTATGCAAAGCTTTGTTATAACAGCTTGTAATACAGCATGTGTATCACTAGAGTCTGTTACACCACTTAGACAGTCTACATCATAATCAGCATTCAATATAGCAATTTCAGCTTCTACAGCATTAACTTGTACTTGTAAATCACAAGCAGCTCTTACTAAAGCAGACAACACCTCAACTAAGTTAGGTGTTCCTACTGGTAAGTATTGATCTACTAGTTCACAATAATAAGCAGGATTGATAGTTATGTCAATACCTGTTCCATCTAAGAAGGAAACAACAGTATCAATTAATATATTCTCTACAGTGAGCAATGAGTCTCCTGTTGAAATACCCAATGCTTCAGAGCCAATACCTGTATATCTAACACATTGATCAGATACAATCTCTACACAGCCATTATAACAGGCATCACAAGGTCTTATTGTTGTAATGGTAGAAGTGGTACTTGTAGTAGTAGTAGTAGTGGTATCTTCTGGCATTTTATAATTTATTTATGAATTAAAATTTTAACTCTACTAGCTATTCTTTGTACAGAGAAATGGTTGGCATAGTCTGGATTACAATACTTGTATGTTAGTATTCTTTTGTAATTCAACAACTCACCAATTGGACTACACGCAAGGCTATAGTTCATAGAGAATATGATATTGTTATATTGAATCTTAGCTAACTCAGTTAGCTTATAGTCAATATCTTGAAGCAAGACAGGGATGCTTGCACATTCTATACAGTTAGTTAATCTTGGCTGCAACATATTTAATAAGGTTTGTAGCTTGTTTAACAGCAGCATTGCATGCTGAACATAAGCCATTAATCAATTGACATCCACAACCAAATTTAGCTCCACAGTTTCTACAGTTTGCCATATTAATAAAAGTTAATGATGTAATTATTTCCAGAACAACCACAGTTGCTCCTAATAAAATTGTTTAACATATTATTTGCTTGCATATAAAGCTTATTAGCAGTATCTATAGCACAGTTGTTTGCAGCAGCTATTGAACCTGATATCATATAATAGATGCTAGTCAATGCCACTTTTGATTGTGTTTTGATAGCAAGATCACATTCCATTAAATCAAGTTTCATGAAAGCATTGTCAAACTTCTCTTGTATAAGCTCAGTACGCATGATGTTTCTTTCTACATGATACGTAATAGCAGGTGCCACTGTATACCTTAGATAGTATATGCCATCTGGTAGTGGAATTAATGGTTCACCTACAAGACTAAGTCCTAAAGATGTAGAATTGAATATATTAAAGTCATTTGGAACAAATGGTAAAGATACCACTCCAAAATTGGGTACTGTTATTTCTATTGTAGGGGAGCTCACAACAGGAGGATCTGTGTCATATGTTGAAGCGTCAGCAATACCTAGTGTTAAGGTATTGTAAGTTGGTATTACCAATATATCTAAGACCATGTTATTTAAAATAAAAATGCCAGAGGATTTGAGAATATCCTCTCACCCTCTGGCATAGGTTAATATGATAACTACCTTACTATTAAGGAATTAAAGTAGTTGTTGTTGAAGTACTAGGCCATACAGTTGTAGTGGTAGACGTTGTTGTAATACAAGCATTGTCATCAGCAACAGTTCCTAAAGCAGCTTCTAATATAGCTTCAATTGCAGAACTTAAGCTCTGAGGACTAGCTATAATTACAGTGCTATCTTCCATAATGTAATCACCCCATTGATAAGCTGACTTGTCATACTCGTTAAACTTGATGTAGTAGGTATCATAGGTAGTACCATCTGTTACCCAACTTTCAAAGTTTTCGTTATAACCAACCATTCTGTACAAATGCTTTAAGTAACCAGCTTGGTAGCTATAGAAATTCTTTTCTAATTGTTGAATTTCTGCAGAAGTACCTAGAGGGTAGCTAGAGCGTTGAGTGATAACAGGTTCAGCAACAAAGTTACATCTGTCAGCCACAATAAAGTCAGCAGTAGTTGCAGGACCAGAATACACAAATGTGCGGAAGTAAAATCTGTCATACTCCCAAGGGAATGCAGCAACGTCACATGGTTGACCATATTGAGTTAGAGGCTTACCAGAGATAACTAATACAGCATTTGCATCATTTCCACGTCTTTGGAATTGGTAGAAAGTGTTAAAGCTAATGTTGTCTGGGTTATCACCAGGAGCTTGTTGTGTTAACTTGATGATAAATTGATCAATTAATGCAGGAACGTCTACATCAGTGCAAGGATCACCACCACAATCACAACATGGAGCTTGTACAGTTACACTACGAGTGAAACCATTGAAGTATAAGGTGTCAACGTAAGAAGAGTGACCACGTAACGTTAATGTTACGATCTCACCACATTTTACTGTCCAACCACCAACTTCAGTTACTTGGTTAGCTACTGTAGCACATCCTGTAACTTTGTACCATTCTGTTACATTAGATTTGCAAGAAGAACCTGAAGGACATCCAGAAATTTTATCTGAACGCTTAGATCCTTGTAAATAAGTGTTTACTCTACCTTGAGCTGCATAAAAATAGGGGGATGCTGCAATGTTACCAGCGTTAGCCACTGTATAATCACTACGAAACAATCCAAATTGACCAGCTGTTAAATCTTGTGTTGAGCCAGAGCTAGGTAAAGTATTGCCTACTGGTACAACAAAGAGCGTGGTTAGGGAAAAATCTGCCATTTTGTTTTATTTTAAATTGTAAAAAATTACTCGTTTGTTTGTATTCTATATATAGAGCTTTGAACAGCAGATTGATTTTCTGTGTACATTGCTAAATTTTGTACTGTAAGATCTAGTAACTCATCTTCAAGATAGGTTTCTAGTTCACAAGGAGAATCTATTGAATTTGTGCCATCAAATCTAACGTAACCAACTTTATCTATATATTGTGGGTAACGCATGTATGAAATGTATATTTTAGTTGGTGTAAATGTACCATCTGTAAATATAGAGATTTCATCAGAGGATAGGAAGTTGAAGGTTTCTTGATATTCAAATGATGGTCTATAATGCGTGTTGTTTAAACAGTATTGTAGATCACCATGTTTAGCAAGATCTCTATTAATCCAAATCTTTCTATCTGTACACACTCCTTTGTCTGCCAATACATAACTATCAATATAGAACATGTATTTAGGAGTGAGTAAATGTATGTTTGCAGACCATTGATTTAATTCAGCGTTCTTAATTGTTAAGTTAAGAGGCTGATGGTTATAGGTCAACACCAGACTTTGTAGGTCTTCATAACGCTTTTTAAAAGAGTCTAGACCCATTCCTGATACAGTACTAAAACCATCAACCTTTTGCTTTATAAGTTTTATCTGAGCTTCATTCAACGCTAGAATTTTATCTTCTAGGTTGATTTGTTGATGTTCATTTGTTGATAGTTTATTTAGTTTCTGATCAATTTTGTATAATAAACTATCTACAGGGATCATAATGCAGCTATTTTTTTACCTTTTAATTTACCTTCTAAAATCAATAATTGATCTTGATTATCATCATCTGCTAAGAACTTAACTAAATCATCTTCATCCTTAGCTATTTCAAACTCACCTTCATAGATCTTACCATTTGGTTTAGCTCTATATACTGAGTGAGCAACTGCTTGTTTAACCAAGTCTTTAATATGGAGTAAGTTTTCCTTCATGTCTGCAAATCTGTTAAACACCTCAATTGGACTTAACCCTTGATATTTGCCATTCTTGAATTCTGTTTGTTTTAATAGGTTATCCACCTGATTGTATACAGATTCTTCTTTTGAATCATCTGATATTGGAAGACCAAGTAGACGAGCTACCTTCTTCTTCTTTTCAGGAGTCATATCATCAAACTTGATGATTGCTTTATTAATAAGTTGTTTCTTTTTAAAGATTACCTTACTTTCAATCTCATCATCAGCAACATAATATTGAACGTCTGCTGGATATTCACCACGCTCCCAAGCTTGATAGCTAGAAGCAATTGTTGGATGAACTCTTAACCATGAGAATGCTAATTCTTGTAATGGAATACTTAAGTCATAATAATTATCACCATCTGACAATTTAACTGGTTGTACGTGCAGAGAGTCATCAACAGAAGTTGATAAGCCATAATTCCAGAACTGAGCACGAGGATTTAAATCAACGTTCAAAGCATCTTCAAGCTTTTGTTTTAATTCTGTTACTCTTTCAATCTCCATCTCTCTTTCAAGAGGATCAGAGATTCTTCTGATGTAAGCAGCTTTAGGATCTAACCCTGTTCTGTACTGACCATCTAACTCTTTGTAAGGATACTTAAATACACCTGTACCAGGGATTCTTGTGTAACCTTTCATTGCAAGTCCACCTTGCATTGTCTGCAATTGTGAATTATTGTACTCTTTCTTAATAGTAGAGATTTTTCCTATCTTACCCATAATGTAGTTGTTTTTTGTTTGGTTTATTTGCAGATGGCTCCCATTGAAGGGAATGCAGTGGGGCATGTAGCCCAAACTCATCCATCTGTGTGAGAAGACTCCCCCACTGGGAGGAGTGGGGGGTAATTCTTCTCTGTATAGTAATCCTAATCCTTAGATTAGAATTGTGGTATTTCTTCAATCAAAACTGTACGAGACAAATCTTCAATGAAAACATCACAACGATCTTTCATCCATAATTCATAACCAGGGAATTTGTTCGCAGAACTCATACCTTGAGACTTAGCAAAGCCTAAGTGGTGACGAGTACCATCGATATAACCCCAAGTCATAGAAGGAGCACCCTTCATACGTACTTCACGAATGTTGTTGATCATTGAGCCATCGCTCATAGGAGATACATCAAACACCATGAATACAGGTGTGCTTTTCTTGTTTTGTCCAAATTCTAAGTTTGTTTGAGGAAGGTCTAATTCTTTTAAGTGAATTAACTCAACACGACCAGTCTCACGAGTAACCATTGCATCGAATGCAAAGTTGTAAGTGATGTGTTGACCTTCTCCTTGCATGTAACGATTACCAGAATCAGCCATGAAAGTAAGACCAGAATTTAAAGCATCTGTTTTTAAAGCTTGTTGGAATACGTCAAAGCCAGCTTCATTAGTGTACATTTTAACACGTCTGTCTTTAACATCCACACGTCTGTAGAATAAGTCACCAAATACAGAACGAATCAAGTTAGCTGTGAACTCACCACGATTGTATTGTACTAAGTTACCATTGTTACGCATTCTGTGATATACACCAGCAGAAGTACGCTTTAATTCTTGCTTAGAACCATTAGTCTTCACAGTTCCAGGACGAGCCCAGATCATACGCTTAACTTTTAATTCTAACATAGACTTACGCATCCAGAACTCAATAAATGGTTCCCATTTAACATCATTACGAGTTAAAGGTAATTGGTTACGTCTTTGAGGAGCATATACTAAGATATCTAATGCGTTACCTTTGCTATCTCTCATCATCTTATCATCAGCCCACTCTGTAATTTTGTGCTCATAACCATATGCAGAACCTAAAGATTCAAACATTGTGATTTGCTCACCTAAACGAGGAAGACCTAATAAGTCTTGGTCAAATTCACCAATAGCAGCATCAACTAATTCTAATTCAATACCAACTTGTAAGAAGGTAGAGCTTACGAAATCTACAGTTGGGTTGTCACTTACTAATGTGAAACTGTACAAGAAACCTACGTTCCAAGGAACTGGATCTTTTACTACGTAAAAACGTGGACCATATTGACGAGTACCTACAGAGATAATTGCGTTCTTAGAGAACTCATTAGTGTCAATCACTAATTGAAATTCTTGACCATCAATACCAGGCTTGTTTAATTCCTGTGTAGAAGTTGGGACGTCAATGATTTTTGGAAACTTGTAAGGTACTTGTACTTGCCACTTCCAAGCATCACTGTTATTGTCAATGTAGTAAGGAGTAGACTTGTTGATCATGTCTAAGAAATCATTACTGTACAAAGAACTCTGAGTATACAAACTGATGATTTTTTTATCATAATCAGCAGGCTCAGTTGAGTGAAAGCTTTCCAAGTGGTTCGCATCAGTCAATTTACCTACTGCACGCTTGTCCATAGAAGCTACTCTAGCATAGGTAAAACCAGTTAAACCTGGGATTGTTTGAATTGCCATTTGTTATTCTTTTTTAATTTTTGTTATATAAAATTGTTATTGAAACCAAGAAGTGGATTTAGTTGATGGTTTAGATTTCACTGAACTCTTCTGGGCTTGTCTGGCAACCTCACCAAATAATTCATTTGACTTTTTGGTAATACCTGTCTTTTGAATAGTAGATAATGTAGGATCTTTCTCCATTATCTTCATGATCAACGCAAGCTTTACTTTTGTTGCATGATTCTCAGGACGTTTCAGCTCCAGAATAGTCTTATCAAAGTCTGTGAGAGTCTCACCAGAATTTGTTTTGTACTTGTCTGTTACTAGGAAATCTTGTAGTTCACCAGCTAGTTTAGGATTAATTGGTATGCCATCAAATTCTTTAGCTTTGATCTTCTCCTGTAAAACATTGTTTACATTCTGATAGTACTGCTGTTTGATAGCCTGTTGCTGTTGTAATTGAGATTCTTTTTGTTGCTCCATTTGTTGGAGCTTAGCAGCTTCTTTCTTTACTAATACTTTGTGGTGCTTGGTAGCAACGTTCTCAAGGTCACCATAATTTTTAAGTCTTTCAACTTCTGTATCTACATCTTCTTTATCAAAACCTTGATCTGTAAGAGCTTGTCTTATAACAGATACTTGGTTACTTTCTTGGCTAAGATCCATCTCAGTGAAAGATTGAATCTGATTGTAGGCACCAAAGTAGTCTTTAGGATCTACACCTTTTACAAATATGGCATCAAATGCTTGTTGATAATCTTCTCCAAATTGACCAATGAAGTTGTTTACAATTTCAATAGCTCCTTTCTTTTTCTCTGCTTGGAACTTTTCCAAGAAAGCTTCTGGGGTTTCTATTGCTGCGTCTTCTTCTTCATCATCTTCTTTAGAGAAAACACCTAGTTTGAAAAGGTCTCTTGACAAAGCAGTGAATTGGTTTGCACCTTCTTCTTCACCTTCTTCATCACTATCTTCTTGATTATCAGTACCTTGTGCAGCTTTTTTAGCTGGTGCTGGTGCTGGTTTGTCATCATTATCTTCTTCATCTTCCTCATCATCTTCTCCATATAAGAAGTCTTGAATTCCTTTAACAGGTTCATCTTTCTTATCTTCTTCTGGAGCATGCTCTGAAGCAGCTGGTTGTTTAGAAGTAGTTTTCTTAGTTGGAGTGGGAGGAGCAGGATCATCTTTGATATCCTGAATATCATCAGGATTAGATGTTGCACTATCAGGGCTCAATAAGTCATTTAATAACTCTTGGCTACCCATACCCATGTCCATAGTATCTTGAATACTAAAGTTACCCAATTGGGGCATATCTAGATTTTCAGCCATATGTAGTTGTATTTATTTGGTTTTCAAGGTGTAAAAGTATATTAAGTTAATGTAATAGCAAAGAGACAAGGCTCTATATAGGCTATTATTCAGCATAATATAGCATTAATATTTTTTACTCTAATCTAATTTGTTAGTGAAATTGTCATTTATTAGTCTATAGCTTCTTATTGGGGCAAGATCTGTAAGTGTAACTTGCTGAACCTCAACCCCCCATTTCCTTGCTTCCACTCTAACTTTCTTAGTAAGAGTGTTATCAAGTTCTGTATCTGTACATTCCTCCAAGGTCATAGACATAATAACGTTTTTAATTATGCTTTGAGACATGTCTGACAAAGCGTCCTGAGCATCAT